TATTGCAGAATCTTAAAAAGAATCCAGAAAAAGAATATATTCTCTGGCCGAACCGAATCGAAAAGGTTGACCAGTTCGAGGATCATTTAAGAAAAATATACAATTCCTAAAAAAATTATAAGTGATTGATTTTAAACAAATCTTTTTTTCACTTTTTGATTGACATTCCTTTCAAAATATGCGATAACATATATGTAATCAGAAAGGAATTTAGAAATGGCAAATATAGAGTTCATAAGTGCGGAAAACGGTGGTGTCGAGTTTTATGACGGTAACCACGGTTTGGTTGGGTTTGCGACTAATGCGAACATGGTTTGTTACTTAATCCAGACTCATGGTATGGATGAAGCATGGATGAGTAGTTCTATGGACTTCGCAGATGAATATGGGTTTGCTACTGCAGATGGTGCAAAAGTCTTGTTACAAGAAGGCATCGATTTATATAACCAAGTAGAGGAGTTAGTTTAATGGCGTATTTTTACCAAGATTGGAAAGACAAGAAAATGACTGTTGAAATAGATGGTCAGTTCATGTTGAACTTTGCTGAAGCAGAACTTCAGATGGCAGAAAACCTTGAGAACTCTGCAATCAATCTTAGAGAAGGTGCTTCTGATGAGAAAGAAGCAGCAATCAGACACATCGAACATATTGCCGATTGTTTGAGAAAAGGTAAATTAGAATTAAAGTGGAACATTAGTTAGAGAGGATTTGTTCGTTATGCAATTTAATGTTGAAACAATTGATATACCCAACATCGATACCTACGAGGGAACTATCCCTACAGGATTTGATTTGACTGTATTTGAACAGGGTACACCACCAGAAGATGGTATGGTTTGTTATGGGTTTGATGAAGTTGGTATGTTTGACAGTGAGTTCCAGACTCCTGTATATGCGTTTGTAAAATTGGAGAGAGTTCAATGAGTGTAGAAAAAGTTGTAGATCAGATTGTAGAATTTGTTGCTTATGTGGAAAGTTTCTACAGTAAAGGTGGTGTTTATGATATGGGTGCGACAGCATCACAAATTCTAACAACCACACAAAAGTACATCAACCAAGTTGGTATGTACTCCGAAGAAAACAGTCTAGGTTTCTCTGGAGATAGTCTTGATCGTGAACATATCAGAGACATGATGATTAGGGATTTTGGTTTAGTTTTCCCTACTCCTAAAACTTATAATCTAAAGAGGGTTTCGTAATGGGTTTAAATATTTCAGTTTATCGTAATGCAGAATTTGGTGATGTCGATTGTTCAAACGGTGGCATCACTGGTAAGTTTACTAAATTGAACGTGGTCAACGTTTCGGGGCCTTTCGAACCTCAACCAGATTGTCCACCAGTTATGATAGTTGATGACAGACCAATGGGTAGACCATATCCAAAACTAGTTCCTGCAATTTGGGACACTGTTGAAGAAATTTGGATACGTGCGCCAGGTTGGTTCATGGCAGGTGGAAACTATGCAGGAACCAGTGATAGTCGATTTAGGTCAGAAGGCATGACCGCAGGAATTTTACCAGTACATGATAGAGTGGAGAATTAATTATGAATATTGAAAAAGACATGACACGAGCAGAACGTATCGCGGTTATCCGAGAACATGCTCAGAAGTTCACAAAGAAGTTGAACAGAAATCAACGTGTCCGAAAAACCGAGACCAAGTCTCTTGATCCATATTATAATCAGGAAAATATCAATCATTGGACTGATGCATCTAAATACGCAGAGGAACATTATGGTGATGTTTTCCGACAGACAACGAGGTACGATAATGACTGGGATTGAACGCACTAATCGACTATCAGTAGACGTTATGGAAATGGATGATAAAATCATCCAGCTCCAAAACGAAGTCGCATTGTTGAGAAACGAAATACACAAGTTAAAAGAATTGATGAGAGGTGATGGTAAATGAGTTGGAAGGGATATAATATCAACTTTCAATCTGATGATGAGAGAGAAAGTATTTTAGAGTATGATGGTTTTTATCATCACAATGGTTATGTATTGTTAAAAGAATTAATTCCAGATGATGAGGGGTTTGATAAAACTTGGTGGACTTGGGGTAAGTGTGATGATGGGTATGTAGTAAACCCTAAACATTTAGAGGGTCTAAGTAGTAATGCATATACAGGTGTAAACGAAGCATTCGATGTGTTTCAAAAAACAGTTGACCAATTATGAAACCAAATAAAAAGTTCGATCTATCAATAAGAGACATTGAGATCATTGAACAAGCACTACGAGCAAAAGCAGGTAGACGTGGTCTTGCTATTGCTCAAGGAGAAACCTCTGAAGAACTAAAAAAAGAAATGATGGAGATTCAAGAATTGTTAGGTAGAATCCATCACCAAAAGAATTGGTTCAGACCAGACAAATCTTACATTGGGGGTTGACTTTTATATATTATTGTGGTAGACTTTTTTTAGGAGGATATCAATGAGTATGCATATGATACGTGGAGTTCAAGTCCACGGAAAATCTAAATTAAAAAGAAAAGCAGGGTGGAAGAAAGCACAAGACGAACACGAGGCATTTCTCAAAAAGATGGGGGTGACTGGTAAAAAGTCTACGTGGAGATCTGAGATACCAGAGTACAAGTGTAGAGAGACTGTACCAACCAGTGATGTCATTTGTAGTAACGGTTCAAAGAAAGAGACCCAGAAGTATACTGGAGATCTCATCAAGGGTATTGCGACTATGCACAAAAGTAATGCAGTACCAGTAACCAATGATAGGGATGCGAAAGCAATCGCACGTATGAGAAGATGAACCATTCTATTGAACAATTGATCGAAAGAATTAACGCAATGCATGATCTTGCGGTCAAAGCACACCGAGTACGAAATCAATATTCGAGTCTCGCACGTGAAGACTATGATCACGATGCATGTAAACATTTACTGGAACAAGTGCAGGAGTTGGCACGAGGTATTGCAAATGATTCTATTGGAGATCGAATACCTACTGATATGGATTTTAAAGATCTGGAGGATGTTGTTTTAGATAATGCACTAAAAGATATCCAAGGTACTCGAATGGATGATGCATATTTTTATATTAAAAAGTAGGTTGCGTAGCTCAACTGGATAGAGCAGTTGACTTCTAATCAACAGGTTGAGGGTTCGAGTCCTTCCGCAATCGCCAAAAAAAATTAAAAAAAATGCATTTTTCGCTTGACATCCGAATCATTTTATGCAATACTGTATTTGTAATTAGAGAGGAATTTACAAATGGCATATATGTCTCAAGAAAAAAAGAAAGAGTTATCAGTAGGAATCAAAGAGGTTCTTAAAAAGTATGGTGTGAAAGGTTCTATCGCAGTTCGACACCATTCTAGTTTAGTTGTTAATATCGCATCTGGTGAGTTGGACTTCATGTCTGCTTTCCAAAAGCACAATGATGAATATGCAAGGATGCGAGACGTACCTGCCCATGACGTAGGTGACAACATGCAGGTCAATGTTTATTGGGTTGAACGATGGATGGAAGATATTGGTGAGACCAAGATCGCAAACTTCTTCAAAGAGTTGATTGCTGCAATGTCAGGTAAAGGTACTGGTTGGTACAACAAGTCAGACATCATGACTGATTACTTTGACGTTGCTTGGTATAACGACATCAATGTTGGCAAATGGAACAAGGGGTACGTATGTACCGCTTGACATTTGTTTTAAAATGTGGTAAGCTTATCTTGAGAGGAGATTCGTAATGGACGTAATTGAAATATGTGAAGACCTAGAACAACTCGATGGTCTAGAAGGTACACAGATGTGGTACACTGCCTTTGAACACATCCAGAAAAAGTGGAAAGAACGAAAGGCAAAATATGAAGAAGAAGTTGAAATGCAACTTTCTTGGTTATGTGATTAGAGAGGACATATAAATATGGCAAAACGTAAGATGTCACCAGAACAACGTGCTGCTGCAGCAGAGAGACTTGCAAAGGCACGTGAGAAAAGATTGAGAGAGAATCCGCCTCAATACAAAAACATTTGTCCAACTGTCCTCGCTCGAAGCGAGGACGATCCTTTTTACTTTCGAAAGGTTCAAGGTTGGATCAAAACTCAGAAGGAGTTGTTATCATCTGCACGTCAATCCTTACGAAGGAAAGAAAAAGGTGCGGAATCACGTGTTGCAAATCACCAAGCATATATTCGAAACCTAGAAACCTATTTACGAAGTGGTGACTATGTTGACGATTTCTATGGTGAAATGATGGAACATAAAATCAAGTGGCGGTGTGTTGCACCTGCCTATGATGCAGAAGGGATGGAAAAGAGATCCCACGGAGTTTTCTATAATGATATAGGAACAGTTTACTTAGGACAAGGAGATTAGATGTCAGAAATAGAAGAACAGTTTTTATCTAAATCAAAATTTTCTAAACTAATAGAAAAGACAGTCATTGAAAAATCTATTGGTTATATGGAAGCCATCCTACTGGTTTGTGAAAAGAACAAGATCGAACCAGAGGATGTTCGCAAATTTGTCTCACCAATTATTCGAGACAAGTTAGAAGCAGAAGCGATGGAGTTGAATTTGTTACCAAGAGGTAATGCAATTGACTCTTCACTTTTTGTATAAATACACTTTACAATACAGTACATATGTGTTATAATATTTCAGTTAATACTTCAGTAAAATAAGGACAAGACGATGTCATTCGAAAATCTAAAACGCAACCGCGACCAAATCTCAAAACTCGTACAAGCAGCAGAGGCTGCAGGTGGGAGTGCTCCTGCAGAAAAGAAGAACTACGGTGATGACCGTATCTGGAAACCAACTGTCGATAAGGCAGGGAATGGTTATGCAGTCTTACGTTTTCTTCCTGCAACCGAAGGTGTTGAACTACCTTGGGTTCGTTATTGGGATCATGGGTTCAAAGGCCCAACTGGTCAGTGGTATATCGAAAACTCACTAACATCGATTGGTCAAGCAGATCCAGTCGGTGAGTTGAACTCACGTCTATGGAACTCTGGTATCGAGGCAGATAAAGAAACTGCACGTAGACAGAAACGTAGATTACATTACGTTGCAAACGTTCTGGTAGTATCAGATCCAGGCAACCCTTCTAATGAAGGTAAAGTAATGTTGTATAAGTTTGGTAAAAAGATCTTTGAGAAAATCATGGATGCAATGCAACCAGACTTTGCAGATGAAAAACCTGTCAACCCATTTGATATGTGGGAAGGCGCAGACTTTAAATTGAAAATCCGAAACGTTGAAGGATACCGTAATTATGATAAGTCAGAGTTTACTACACCATCTGCACTCTATGATGGAGATGACTCCAGATTGGAAGATCTCTATTCAAAACTACATAACCTCGGTGAGTTTACCGATCCAAAGAACTACAAGTCATACGATGAACTCAAAGCAAAGTTGATGCGTGTTCTAGGTGAGGAAGCATCTGCAGGTGCACCTACCATGGTGCAGGAAGTTCAAATGAATGAACCTGCAACATATGAAGTTGTACCACCTATTACCAAAGAACAGGTAGAGGACACTAGTGAAGATGATGACACAATGTCATACTTCGCAAAGTTGGCAAACGAAGACTAGTTTGACTGACCATCAAGACCTACGTCTTGAACAACTATAGAACCATTTTCTAACACGGCGGTGCTGCTACTATTATCAGTGCCGCCTTGTACTATAAATGCACCACCTGCACCAGTATCACCACCAGTTTGCAGTCTTAGGTTTTGTGGAATAGCAATACCTCTTTGCATAAGTCCATCCACTGCATAACCTGCTCCTGCAGCACCAACTGATGCAGTTGCATCAGCCATAAGTTTTTCTCTTAGAAGTTCTCTGGTTGCATTCAATGGATCATTGCGATCACGTGAATTTCTAATTTCTTTTCCAGAAAGTCTTCCATCACCATCTAAATCAAGAACCCCAAGATCAACTGATTGCATTGGTTCTGGGACATTGAATAATCTTTTGTACACTGCTTCGGGTAAATATTTTTGTGCAGTTTCAGTAAACCATTGTTTTAATCCTTCCATACTAGGAAGAATGCTACCAATCCATTCTACAAATTGTCTACCCCAACCTCTAATTGTTTCTTTACCGTCCTCTATAACTTCTGCTCTGTACTCTGCACTGGTTGCAAAATTAAACACACCTTTTAATAGAGTAAATGGTGCTTTAACTATTGCAGTAATAGTCTCTTTGAAATCTAATCCCTCTAGAACTTTTACGAATGCGCCAGGCAATCCTTGTCCTTCTTTTACAGTTCCGTCTTCATTTGTTTCTAATCCAAAGATTGTTTTAGTGATCCAACCGATTGCGCCTTTTAATAGATCTAATGGTGAACCTAAAAAACTACCTATTGATGTGGAGATACCTGCTGCAGTCTTATCATAAAAATTACCTTCTTCACCTCTGAATGCTTGTACTCCTGCAAAGAGATCCATAATGATACCGACTGGCCATAAAATTCTTTTAAATAAAGTTCCAAATAATTTTGCACCACCTTTCATATATGGTGCTAGGAAATCTACAAATACTTTACCAGTTCCCTCAAGGAATGTCGCAATACCTTTTCCCAAACTTCTAAATGGGCCAATGATATTTTTAAATCCATCCTCGATCTGAAGTAACGCTTTGCCTGGCCCTGTAACTTTTACTGTCGCTTTACCATCTACACCTATACCAAAATATTTCAACATAAATTCTGATCTTAGAGTTTTAAATCTATCAGTGATTTGTGTTAACAATGGGGTTTTTAAAGTTACATCATCACCTGCACCACCAAATGCTTTTAATGCAGGATCAAATCCAAATATTCTTAAGATAGATGCTCTTTGATTTACAAAACCTTGTTTCAAAGAATCTACCACAGATATAGGAATTAAACTTTTCAATCCTTTCCCTAGTTCATCTATATTCGAAAGTGCTTTCATTTCCCAACCACGCAAACCGGCCAGCGCCGCAGTAGTTGCTGCAAGTCCTGCGGTGATTGTTCCAAGACTGGTGAGACCACCCATACCTTGAATAAGTTCTTTTAAACTTCCACCAACTTTACCACCAGCACCACTTGACGCACTACCCATTGCACGTTGCTGATTGTCTTTTACTTTTCTCTTTTCCCTGTCTGCTTCTAGTTTGTCACCTTCTGCAGCCTTTTGTGCAAGAAAGAACTTATTGAATAGAGTAGTTAACCTTTGTACTTCATCACGTACTGCATAGGTTGCTCTTTTTTGATTTTCGTCAGCAGATGCAGATGCTTTCATATCTGCATTCATAACTTTTATAAGGTCTCGTAAAGTTGCCTCTGCCATTTTATCTTCCTATTTCTACTGGAATGCAATATGCTTCACCATTTATTTTACTTGCATACTCAACACATATTTTATAATTCCAGAAACCTTCATCTATTTCTAACATAGTTTCTCCGTTACCCAGATGAACCAATATTAAAAACAAATAAAATATGTTATCTTCCTTGTGTTTGCATTCTCATTTCTTCTTCTTTAATAAAATCAATCAACATATTAACATAAACTTCTTTTTCCCATGGTATCATTTCGTCTATCTCATTCAATGAGTATTTGTGATGTTGCATAAGATCAAAGTTAGTTTTATAATGCACCATCAAACTGGTATGAGATAGACTAACTAAAAAAAATCTTGCATTCCTTCCAAGTTAATTTTGTTTTTATGACCACACGATTCACAATCATATTCTACTGGATGTCTTAGAGCTGGTTGACTCTCCATGTAATCACGAACTTTAGTAAACTGTTCACTCGTCATAGATTCTAAAAATTCAGTCGCTTCCTCGAATGAGTAATCTTTGAAATCAAATCTCTCTTCTTCTGTAAGTACTGCACCAATAGAAGCAACGATCAGACCAAAAACCCTATCAACATCTTTTTGTCCTTCCCCTATAATCTTTTCATTATCCGCTACTTGTAGATAACTAGGGGGTTTCATTTCTAAAGATATTTGATCTGTTATTTTTATTTTTTTATCAGGTATATTTCCTTCAATTTTTATATCACCAAGATCTATAGTCACTTCGTTGTCATGTCCACATTCCATACATTTTAAAATGACATTCGATTTCTCACCTACAGACTTTCCTCTTATCTGTAAAAACAAATACTCAACGTCATATGAAGTTAAACTATTTGCGTCAATTTGTTCTTCTGTACAAGATACAATAGTGTCAAGTATTGCATTTGCTATTTGCTTTGGATCTTGTGACTCCATTGCAATTAATAGAATCTTTTCTTCTTTTACTACAAAAGGTCTGATCCGAACCTCTTGTTTAGACGATGGTATAGTTACCGAATACTTCGGCATATCATTTAGTTTAGGCAATGCCATAATTTAAAACTCCTAAGATAATAGAGATCCAAATCCACCACTAACAGAGATGAATCCTTGCGGATCATTAATCGCTTTCCATCTTGTGTATGAGAACTGACACGTTACCTGTATCAATCCATCAAGTTCATTGTTCAATTCAATTGCACTAACTGTTGTTGGAAATGCTTTCAACAGTTGTACTGAATATACAGTCCCTGCACCTAACCCCACATTTATTCCCAGAGGCCCGATGTCAAAGGATTTGTTTATAATTGGTTTTCTTAGTTGGTGTATACGAATGTCTCTCTCATAATCACTCTTATACGCAACTGTGTGATTCTCTTCATCGACTATTGTCGCCATCCAGTTGTCTAGATATTTTTTAATACCATAATCGTTAAGTGCATAGAATGTCATTGACACATCATCTACTGCATATCCATATGCAACCTTTTGAAATTCTAATCCAACTCTACGATCATTGGTTAAGATCTGTTTGCCTGGCAAAGTGACACTATTACAAAGTAAATTAAGTTGATTTCCACCAAGAGTTGCAAGTTGACCTAGTAAACTATTACCACCAAAGTTTGTTGGTAGTTCTACAAGAAATGAGTTTGATCTTGCGAACCCTAATTTAGCAGATGCTAAACTTTTTAATTCATCAACACTTGACATTAGATCATACTCCTAGAATCTGAATATATTTTTGTCTTACTTCCCTCGAAATCTGCAGTCGGTAAGAATGTTGCAATTTCCCATTCTGGTGCAGATACCCTTGCAAGTCTACTTTTTACATGTGCAAACAAGTAATGTTTTAGACAGGGTTTATAGAATCTCAACTTTGAGGTTCCACTCAATAGTTTATATGATATATCAAACCTTGTACTATCATCATACTTTTTATTGCTTGCAACATCCATTAACGCATCTAACATTTTTGCACGAAGTACAGGTGGTAGGTAATGTAAATTTAATCCATAGAAACCACCTTTTGCAGGCCCAACTATTACTGATAGTGGAAACCTGTCATAGTAAGGTAATGTGTCCTTGTGTTTTGGATCGTAGAAAAACATATTCATTGAACCAATCAATGGTTGTGATTTGTTTACAAGTTTTACCTGTTCATCACGCATCAACTGATTTCTATTGACTTTACCCATAGCGCCTAGTTTCTTTCGAAACCAATCACGCGATTGTTTGGTTCGTGGGGATATCCCTGCACGAAACGCATCTTGTTCTACCTTGGCAAATAAATTAGACATAACACTATTTATAACTATTTTTTAGGTTTTTTTCGAAAAGGTTTTAAAGGTTTTAGTGGTTTAGGTTTCTTCTTAAACTCTTTGAGTATTCCCATGGACTTCAGTGTCTTTTCAGTCCAGATCTGAAATTCCCATCCACGGTCTTTTGCATATTCATTTGCGGCTTCCCACTTGTTCATGTTCTTCACATATGTCATTGCTTCACCAATGTATCGTTTAGACTTGTTGGGGTTCTTGGGAAGTTCTGTTTCTTTCTCTGGTTTTATCTCAACCAATATTGTATCACCAGATTCAAATGTAATTTTTAAATCAACAAAATATCTGTGCATACGTTTATCTACGTCCCAGAAGTATGGAACGACCGTCTCTTCAGAAGACCAGTGTTTTACCTTGGGGTTTCTTTCGCACCAGAGAAAACATTCTTTTTCCCAGTGAGATCTATAAGTCACCTTATCAGGGTCACCCTTGTACTTCTTTAAGTTTCTTACTTTGTATTTTCCAGAATATGCCATAGTTTCGTTATAAATAGGATTACATAAATTTTATTTATTAAGGAAATGATATGTCGGGTTTAAGATTTAACTTTAATCAATTTGCTCAGGAATCATTAGATACCTTCACTAAAAGGTTTAATAAACCAGAGACTGTAGAACAAGTCGGAAGAAATAGAACTGGAATCGGTCTCAGATATCCATTAGAAGAATCTTATCCTGTTTACATAGAGTACAGAACACGTGAAGTTGTTCCTCCACTTTTCAATGCAACAGATCAATTGAATAGTTTATATCAGGCACATGCACCAAAAGAAATGGCATTTGTAAATGAATCAGTCGCCCAAGCTAAAAGGTTTGATAGAGGATTTAATCCAAACGAATTATCAACAACCCCAGATAGTAAAACTGCTAAAAAAATAGAAGAAGAAAGAAAAAAGTTTGAATCAAGGGGAGGTAAAGAGGGACTATTAGGGTTTAAAACACAATACACTGATCCTGAACTTGTAATGAAACTATACTTTCCGCAAGCGTTACAGATGAATGATAACGTTTCGTATGAAAATGTAGGATTAGGTACATCAGGTGCTGCAGGTCTACAAGCTGCAAATAATCTAGGAAGTGCAGGTAATGCGATTAGTGCAATGGTGAGTGAAACTGCTTCGTCTCTAGGATCTATATTTGGTTATGGTAATAATGTTGGTAGTGCGGCAGAAGGTCAAGCGGCAAGAGTTGCCGCAGCAAGATTTGTTTCTGCAATCTCTGGTGTTCTCACTTCTGGTCAACAAGCGGCAGCAGGTCTTGCATTACAAGTTAAAGTAAACCCCAACACAAGATCTATATTCAATGGAGTAAATGTGAGGAACTTTACTTTTCAATATGATTTTCATCCGACATCTGAAAGAGAACAACAAATTGTAAAAGATATTATCTATCACTTTAGAAGAGAAATGTATCCTGCAACAATCCCACCCATTGGGCCTCAGAACTCTTTCCCACTTGGTTATAAGTTTCCAAATTTATTTGAAATAAAATTTAGAGTAAAAAATAGAGATATTGATATGCCTCAACCATTATACTGTTTTTTACGAGATGTCAGTACATCTTACAATCCTAACAGTATGTCTTTTCACGAAGATGGACAGGCAGTAAACATACAAATGTCACTTGCCTTTCAAGAGTTCAGAACGTTGAATAAGGCAGACATTGATGGTAATGGCCCAGATGGAGTAAGACACTAATGTCACAGTTCTTTACAAACTTTAATAAAGTAGATTATGCATTTGGTGATGAATTCGCAAATGTTGGTGGATCTGAATTAACACTTGAAAGATACCAAGACATTACATCTTACGTAGAAGTCATAGACGAACTAAAAGATCTCGCACCTTTTTACAAAACATATTACATTTTAGAAAATGATCGTCCAGATCAAGTGTCGCAAAAAATATATGGAACAACAAATTATCACTGGACTTTTTTCATTATGAATGATCACATCCGTAGATCTGGATGGCCTTTATCTATGAAACAACTAGATGAAAAAGTCAAAAGAGATTTTCCTCACAAGTTTGTGAGGTCACGTGCAGACTTGACTGGTATCATGATCCCTGGCCAGAGGGCATTTGCATCGAACTCTGCGGCAGGTGGTAAAATACTGAGAAGAAATCTAGATCTAGGTGAAATTATTATAGAATCTTCCAGAGACTTTACTGTACCAGAACAATTGACCAATACAGCATACAGTGGAATTACATCATCTGTAACTGTTTTTGGTACAGGTGATGAATACAATGCTACACATCATTATGAGAATGGTGACGGAGAAAGAGTAGACATTGATCCGAGACAAGAAGTAGGAGCACAGATAACAAGAATTACTAACTATGATCATTACATAAGACAGAATGATAAATTAAAAGAGATAAATGTCATTCGTCCAGATGCAATTCAATCAATTGTTGGTAATTACTTTGAATCGTTGAAATCATGAGTTACGAAACTAACCCTATAGGTTCTGAACAATCCTCTTCAGTTCAGTTTATATCTGCATCGTTAAAATCAAGCAGTGCGGTGGGTTCTGTTGACATAACTTCTGTAATCATGGAAGTGTCTTTATTTGAAAATATTTCACGTCCATATATTACAGGATACATCACAGTTATCGATAGTGAAAGAGTAATTGATAATATGGATATCCAAGGTGCTGAAGAAATAGAATTGATTTTCAAAAGAAGTACAGATATCCAAAATGTAAAACAAATAAAAAATAATTTTATTGTACAAAAGATAGAAAAACAATATAAGACAAATGAATTTACAAGTGTCGTAGTATTAAGAGTCATAGACAGAGAGGCATTTAGATCTGGATTACATAATGTAAATCGTGCATATACAGGTCAACCTTTTCAGATCATTAATGACATTATGTTAGATTACTTTGATAGAGAAGACTTACAGACATCTGCAACAGATGACATGTCTAATTCTATGAGAGTTATTGTACCAAACATGAATCCGATTGAGACTACTCAATGGATTAGAGACAGAGCATTAAACCAAAACGGATATCCTTTTTATTTTTATAAAAGTGCAATGACAGGAGAATATTTTTTCTCAGATCTTGAAACACTTTTGTCTCAACCTGTAATAAATGAGTCCCAACCTTTTGTCGATCACGAGGGTGCAAGTTCTAGCATTACAGTATCTCGTGATTCTGTTATAAAAAAGATGAGTGTGCCAGCAGCTGATAATCTATACGATATGATGCAAAAGGGTGTAGTCGGATCTCAACAAAGATATTACGATGTAACTACAGGTGATTTTAATATTGTAGATTTTAATATTAATAATGATTTACTAGTGGATTTACAATCCTTGAATCAAAGACAACAAAGACCGTTAATTGATGGTTTACTTGCATTTGAAGATAAATCTATATCTAATTATCAATCTAAAGTATTTTCTCAAATAAGTGCAGGTAATGTTTTTAATGATGTAAAATCTTATGACGAAGGAATAGATGTCGGTGATGATCGTAAGAAAATAAAATCAAACGCACTAAAAGCATTACTAACAAAGTCGAGAATAAAAATAATTGTCGATGGTGATAACTTTATACATGGTGATAATCATTATGGTGTTGGAAACAATGTTAAAATATTAATCCGCGCTAAACAAGAAATAAGTGATAGAGCAAGGATAGATAAAAAACAATCTGGAGATTATCTAATTATGTCTGCGAACTATGTAATGGAAGGTACAACCAATAAAGTAAAAATGGTTTTAGAATGTGCAAAGGTGGGTAACTACCAGAGTGATACTTATAAACCAGTTGGGGGTGGTGGTAGATGATACCTAATACGTTTAAAGATTACTACGGTGATGAAACTAGATGGTTTATTGGTAAGGTTCTTCAGGTACACGGAGATCCAGAAGAACTTGGTCGCGTAAAGGTTAGAATTTACGGTGTACATCCAGACAGTCCACAAGATTGTTCACTAGATGAACTACCTTGGGCCTCTGTCACACTACCAACAACCGAAGGTGGTAGTTCTGGTTTCGGTGGTTCAGTAGGTATTAAGGAAGGTGCACAAGTATTTGGTATTTTTCTAGATGGTAAAAACTCTCAGATCCCTCTTATCTTAGGATCTATACCAAAAAACGAAGCACTAAAGACAAAAAGATTTAATGAAAAGTCTATTGGTAACTCTAATGTTTCGAATGAAGTTTCCAGTGATGCAGATACTGAATTTCAAAAAGGTCAAAGTTTTGGTCGAGTGTCGATGCAAAACCAGAATGCAACTAGGAATCAACCTCTTAATCCTAGACTTATGCAAATTCTACAAAGAGCGGCAACTGAAGCAGGTGTTGATGTAGTTGTGTTTAGTGGTGGACAATTTAGAAGAGATTCTGGAAATCCAAGAAGAGTCGGATCTATTCGACATGATGAAGGACTTGCTGCAGACGTTCACATATATTCTGGTGGTCAAAGGTTAAGTACTGCAAGAGAACATCCCGTTGTATCCAAGTTTATTGCTTCTGCAGTTGCAGCAGGTGCACGAGGTATTGGTGCAGGGCCTGGATATATGGGTGGTGTAGGTATTCATATTGATTTGTGGGGAGATCGTGCAGGAAGTAAAACATGGGGAAGAAATGCGAGATCAGGAAATACTCCTGCCTATGTTACTGCTGCATATAACGCAGGTTTAAAATATGGTGGTACTAATGAACCTCATACTGTACCCAAACAACTTGTTTCAAACAAGATACAAGAGAAGTCGCAAGCGACAGCTGAATTTACCACGGAAGCACAAAAGTCAGTCAATAGACGTGCATCATTAGAAGGTACAAAATCAAACGATGTGGGTAAGACTTCTGACACAGGGTTTACAACTGTATCAACAACAACTGGATATGATGAGATAAAAGATCTTCCTGTTGCTGCAGTAATGACAAATGATATCCCAACTCAGAATATAGAAAAGAAAATGTCTAATGCATCTACAGTAAGTGATCTTACTGGTGGATCTAATACAAATGGTGTTTTAGATGAAGTTGTTATTCAGGCAAATCCAAAAGGTATGGATGTCGCTTTGAGAGAAGTTGTCGGAGTGCCAGGCGAAAAGGTTGCGAACATCGTAAAGAAAGCATCACCCATTGAAGACGAGATCAAACAGGCAGTAGATGTTCAACAAACTGGTGGAATAGAAAAAGACACAGGTTCCAAAGCTGTTGTTGCATCTAAAAAAGTATCAAGAGAGTTGGGTGATCCATTTGGTTTCTTGAATGAATTTGGTGGTATTGGTGGTGGTGTTAGTAATATTATTCCAACATTATTATCACAAGGGTTTGGTAAAAAAGGCCCGACTAGTATAACAGATGACGTAGCGTTTGTAAACAAAGGTGTAAAACTTACAAATGAGAATGGTGGTAAAGTAGTACCACCACCCATCATAAAAAGTGGAGGAACATCGAATCTATCTAAGGTCATAACAAATCCAGAAGATGAACCACCAAATGATAGAATTACATACCAAGTCGGATTAGACGATGGTAAGTGGGCAGGTGCGAACAGTAGAGGAACAAACGTTGGAGGAACTTATGATTTCAAGTCTCTTCAAACCTACGATCATATAGAAGCAGAGATGAAGTTTGCAAATGATCAAAGAGAAATCACTAACCTAATCATCTCTTGGTCTAATCTAAAATATGGTTATGATACATATACTGTTGATAAAATTCATGATACTATTGTAAGAAAACATACAGAGAAGTATGGAATCGATACTATAAATTCTAGACCTCAGCAGTTTGGTTTTCAAAGTCACTTCTATGTCCACCAAAGTGGTACAGTAAAAAAAGTTGTGCCTGCACGTAACCCAATCATATCTTTAAAGTATCCGAAAGAAAGAAACAAAATATATGAGAAGTGTTTGTTTGTCACCATAAACTCATCCCCAGATAATCCACCTACCGCAAAACTGTGGGAATCTTTAAATGAAATAATAAAAGCCTTCATAAATGTTTTCCCAGGCGGAGAGATCATCGGTTTAAATGATCTTGCACCTCTAGAAGCAGACGATGCGCCTGGATTTGATGTAAGAACTTACACAGCAAGAAAGTTTGGTAAGAGTTCCACATTTGGAGACAAACCTATCAAAGACATACCTACTGCATCTGAACTTGCAGATAGGGAACCAGAAGACATTGTTGTACCACAAAAAGATAATAAGAAACCAAATATAAACGAAACAGTAAAAGTTGCAACTGCAACTCCTGTAAATTTTGATGCAATTGCAAAAGACTATGCAGCTCAAAATCTAAAGGTCATAGATGAACAGAGACAGAAAGCAGATCAAGTAAGAAAATCTATAGAACTTGACGGATCAGGTAAATCTAATAACGCTGCATCTATACTGGACAAATCTATAGATCAAACATTGACATCCAATTTATATCATAAATCCGAAGCATTGAAAAATGGTTTACGATATGATAAACAATCACGAACCTTTAAGGAAGTATAATGGCAGACGATATTGATAAACTTGTAGACGAGAGTGAAGTTGTAGAAAAAGATGGATTCAAAGATCCTTCTAATAACTACCCCAGAAAAGAATATGATAATATTGCTTCTACTAACCTTGCTTCAAGAGGTTTAAAACAAAATGAATTGTATATTGGTGGGGGATCTACAAACCTAAATTTAGACTTAAGAGAAAATGGTACATCTCAATATCCTTTAAATCAGGTAAGAGAAACTATCTCTGGTCATGTCACAGAAGTTGACGATACTCCAAACAATGAAAGACTACTGTGGAAACATAAGACTGGATCTGGTGTTGAGATGCGATCTGATGGTACGGTTATTGTATCATCTCGACACAACACTATTCATATCACAGGCGGTGATCAAAAAATCTTAGTAGAAGGTGATGGTGATATCCATTACCTTGGTAACTTAAGACTTCATGTTACTGGTGATATGGATGTCGATGTAGGTGGTGATTATAATCTAACTGTACATGGTGATAAGAAAGAAGAAGTATATGGTGGATCTTCTACAACGGTTCATGAAAACAAAGTGGAAACTGTTTCAGGTAATAACTCTTCGTTCACTGCAGGATCAAACACTGATACAGTATTGTCAGATAATAATTTAATTGTAAAGGGCAATCAGACGGAACGCATTGGCGCTAAACTTGCACAGTATGTCGGTGATAATATTACAATGACTGCACCCAATGACATGAACTTTACATCAAAGAGTATCAACATTGCTGCAACTGATTTATCCGCAATCGCAACCACAGGAGTAATAGGCGGAGATAACGTAATCTATTACGCAAAGAACTATTATGGAACATCTGCTACATATACTGACGGAGTTACCGCACCTGCCTTTCACGGAGATCTTCAAGGTACAGCTGTTAGATCCATTACTTCAGACGTTACAAACTCTCAGAACTACGCAGACACAGACCCTGGCGGCGATACAGGATCTGCCGTAGGTTATACTGCAGACAATACTGCAACTGATACAACTGTTCGGGGTTCGGTAAATCCACCAGGCCCAACATCTGCAACTATGGACGATTATTTAAATAATTCAAATTTAGGTATTAGAAATGTAAAGATAGATCCAGGCGATGTGATGAAAGACACCATTGTAAAATCTAATTCTTATGGTGGTGTTTCAAAATATGGTTTGACAACTGAGATGGTTCGTAGTAAGTTGAGAGATCCAAATACATCTCGTAATCAAAAATTTGTTGGTCGTGCCATTTCAGAGGGTCTTTTATCACCAACATATGTTCAACAGAAACCAGAACTATTTACTATTGGTAGAGTGTTAAGTTCTGAAGGAACATCTAAACTTCCTTCTGGTAAAATACTAGGAAACGAACAAGTGTTTCCTGAAAGAATTTCAAATCAATCTAACATTATTGTTACAAGGACATTGATACCAAATCAATTGTATAACCCAGAATTACAATTTGTCAAATACGGTAAAATCAATAGTAAAACAAAACTGGCTAGAGGTATAACTCTCGCAAAGTTTCTAGGTGGTCATGGAGATCCTGTTACATTAGAACACGTAACAGATGATACAGAAAGATTAAAGATTGCAAGAAATCTTTATGCACATGCAGAGTTTATGTTAACAGTTCAAGAACATCTGGAGAAAGACAATAAACACAGATTGGTTGTGGCAGAAGGTCTCTATAAAAAACAAGAGGGAGAAACCTTAGATACAAACAGTCTTAACTTTCTTGCAACAAGAGGACAAGTAGTGGTCTATGAAGTACGTAACAGAGGTGGTAACATAGACGTAGATAAGACATTTGACATTGCTGCCTTCTGTAAAGACTATGTTAATTATAATAAACTAATACTTGATTATGATTCTTATGCACCAGATAATAGTCTAAATGCACAGATAATTATTGAAATGCCTCCTGTAAACGCAGATTGGAACATGAGATATTTAAATCAATTAGAAACAAGATATAACAATTATACACAAACTAAAGGTGAACTTTTGGAAATATTGGAACAAATAAAGAAAACTGAGGATGTAGGTCATCACTAAACGTTATAAATAGTGGTAATTAATTAGGGGTTTATATGGCACGTGCTTTTTCGATAGAAGATAGAACACTCGATACATCGATTATCAGTTCTCGTAATGTCGCCTACAAAGATGTAGATTTATCATTTACTGCAAAACCTGCAGGTGATATCTACAAAAAGACAGATGCAGCGGCAGTGAAACAGGCTGTGAAGAATCTTTTATTGACTTCTAGAGGTGAAAAACCATTTGATGCAAATTATGGATCTAATCTTGGTAGTGCTTTATTTTCATTAGACACGGACTTTGATCCAGAATATGTACAAAACATTATAAACGACACCATAGTAAATTATGAACCACGTGCACGAGTGTTGTCAGTTAGTGTAAAATTAAAACCAGATCAAAATTCAATAGATGCAACTATAGAGTTTCAAGTTGTAAACACAAGGGAAATCGTTACAGTAGATGTATCGTTAGCGAGGTTAAGATAGATGGTCGCAACAGTTATTAAATCGTCAGAACTAGATTTTGCGAATATAAAAGAATCACTAAAAAATTATTTTAAACAAAAATCAGAGTTCGCGGATTATGATTTTGATGCAGCTGGTATCAATAACATATTAGACGTGTTAGCATACAATACACACTTGAATGGTTTGACTGCCAACTTTGCAATCAACGAATCTTTTCTTAACACTGCACAGTTAAGATCTTCTATTGTATCTCACGCTGAGACTTTAGGTTATGAAGTAAGATCTATGAAAACATCTAAAGCAGTAGTTAACTTAAGTGTAAACCTTGCAGGTGTTGCAAATAGACCACCCCAAATACAACTTGCAGATTCATTTACATTTGCATCTTCTATTGATGGTATATCTTACACATTTCAAACTCAAGAGTCTTACTTCGCTAAAGATGATGGTACAGGTAACTACGAGTTCAAAACATCTGCAGGTTCCAGAGACATTCCAATATTTGAAGGTGTTGCAAAAACTAAAACCTTTTTGTCAGGAGAAAACGAAGAGAGACAAATATTTGTTATTCCAGATAATGCAATAGACACCGCAACTGCAAATGTTTTAGTTTATGATACTGCCACATCAACTAATTTTAATACATACATTCCTTTAAAAGAAGCAATCACAATTGATAAGAATAGTAGAGTTTTCAGTATTAGAGAAGCACCAAATGGAAACTATGAATTAAACTTTGGTGACGGTGTATCGTTTGGTAAGAAACCAGATCCAGGCAACAAGATTGTTGTGAGTTACTTACAAACAAAAGGTGGAGTTGCAGATAACGGAACTGTATTTACACCAAACAGTGAGATCACTATTAATAATGTAAACTATCCTGTAATATGTACAACCGTAACAGAATCTACAGGAGGTTCAGACAGACAAACAATTGACAGTATTCGTCAACTTGCACCTATCGCATACGCACAACAAGCAAGACTTGTTACATCATTAGACTACAAAGGTATGATTCTAAGTAACTTCACAGATGTTACAGATTGTAACGTCTGGTCAGGAGATCAGAATATTCCTCGTGACTATGGATCTGTTTATGTCTCATTAAACTTTGCGACTGGTACTGCAGATAGTGTAAAAGATAAAGTAAAGGCTGATATTATTACAAACTTTACTGATAATCTCGCAGTTGTTTCTATGACAACAAAGTATACTGATCCTGTAGATCTATTCCTCGAACTCACATTAAGTTTTAACTTTGATCCTGCACTTACAGGTTTCAGTCTTGCGGCGACAGAAAGTGCAGTCTATAACTTTATGGTAAAATATTTCAATGACAATCTAAACAAGTTTGACAGAACATTTAGACGAAGTAATCTTTTAACAGAGGTTGATGCACTTGATCCTGCTATCTTGTCAAGTAAATGTGATGTCAAAGCACAACTTAGATTTAATCCAACAATTGGTACAGAAAGAAACTTTGAGTTACAGTTCCCAATGCAATTAAAAGGCCCTGATGATTTTTCATACACAGTTATTTCTAGTGTATTTGAATACGATGGAACGATTGCATTGATCAGAAATAAACTAAACTCTCAAAGATTACAGATACAAAATATTGACGGTGACGTTCTATTAGATAACGTTGGAGAATATCTTCCAACAAAGGGTAAAGTTAATATTGTAGGATTTGCACCACAAGCATTTATTGGTGGTTCTGAGTTTATTAAGGTTTCTACAGTACCATTGAATGAAAGTGTTGTAAAACCTTTACGCAACTATGTTCTAAGACTAGACCCATCAATATCTTTCTCAACTGCATCACTAGATAGACAAGATACTAAACTTACGGTAGGATAATGGCGCACACTGGTTTTGCACAAACATTAAGACATTTTGATCGACATGACGTAAACGTAAGAAAAAGTCTAGTTGATGAGGTATTACCAGAACACTTTCGTTCTGACTATCCTATGCTTATCACTTTCTTGGATGCTTACTATGAGTTTCTAGATTCTGCAGATAATTTTGGTGGTATCATTGAAGAATTGCAAACCATTAGAGACATCGAAGATACTAAGTTATCATATCTAGATTTACTTTTTGATGAGATTGGTCTGGGTATATCAAATGGTCAGTTCACAACACCAAGAGAAGTTATAAGAAACTTTGGTAACTTTTTCAGAGTTAAGGGTTCTGAATATTCTATCCATGGTTTCTTTCGTGCATTTTTTAATGAAACTGTAGAAATCTTTCATCCAAAAGAAAGTTTATTTGTTGTGGGTGAATCTACAGTTGGTACAGAAGATGCAAAGAGAATACAAGATGGTAGACTCTATCAGGTATTTTCTACATTGATAAAAGGCCCAATTCCACTTCTAGAGTGGGAGGCGATGTATAGAAACTATGTTCATCCGTCAGGGTTTTACTTAGGCGCTGCAGTTGTTCTTGAAGCAGAACCTGCATTGAATATTACTACACTAACATCAATTCCATACGTCAATCCAAACTTCAATGTTTTTGGAACTGCAAGTATGTCAATGGATGCAGAGGGTGAAGCAGTTGGTGCAATAAGAACTTCTTTCTTTGCTCCTACTTACGATGGACTTGATTCTGATCAGATTAATCTTGATGCACTTAGATACATGCAACATGGATACGTTGCTCCAAATTATGCAGGTAAAGGTCAAGAGATATTCTACATGAGAGATAGATATAGTTTCAACCGTAAACTATCCGATTGGCAGAATATGACTATAGATAGTGTTGAAAACTACTACAGTAACATGTATGAGTTTGCAGGGTTCAAGATTAGATTTGATGAATTTGCAGATTCAACTGGTGCAACATCAAATGGTATAGTAAACTCTGCAGTAAGGTTCTCATCAACAAGAGATAAATTCTCACAGAGAGAATACATTGTAGGAACAAAGTAGTGAAAAACCTTATAAATAAAGGTACAGTTTTTAGGAAATAAAAATGGCAAGACAAATTATAGACAGAGGTACGACTGGTAACGATGGTACAGGTGATGATCTGTACACAGGCGCAGGTAAAATCAACGATAACTTTGAAGAGTTATATGGTGATGTTGTACAGATACGTACTATTATAGGTGCAGATTCCGCATCAGAACTTGGTATAAAATTACACGATAGTACTAACAACTCATCTTACCTTGTTTACGAAGGAACTGCAGACTCGCACGAAACTTCTTTGGGAGTAGTAGATCCGACTGCAGATAGAGTTATTCTCTTGCCAGATAGTGACGGTACAGTCGCATTAAAACATAACGTCACAGACGAAGTTGCAGCATTATCTGCAACATTAGACTCTGATTACGTTGCAGAAAGATCTCGTGAACCCACACCAGATTATGTTGATATTAAACATTACTCAGTCGCAACCGTCCCTCCAGGCGTACATGGAAGAATGATATTCGTTACAGATGGTAATGCAGGGAATCCATGTCTCGCAGTATACGATAGTTCTGGTGGTTTTTACAGACGTATTGTTTTAGGCGCAGCAGTTAATACATAGGATATAGAAGATGCCAGCTACGATTACAGATACACTGAGACAACAGATTGCTCGTGATTTTTTCGAAAGGTTTGAACAACAAACCCATAACTACTATGTGGGTATTGGTAGATCAGAACCTTGGGATTCAAACGAAACTGTTCCAACTCCTATAAACAGTCCAGAGGACATTGCAAGATTGCGCGATGGTCTTCAATCAATCAAGAAAGTTGCCGCAACATCACTTGTTGTTCCTCGTAACAACTGGTCAAACGGAAGAATATATTCTTCTTATGATGATGCAATAGGTGGGTATCCTACATTACCTTATTATGTGAAGAACGATAACAACCAAGTATATGTCTGTTTAGAAGTTGGCCGTAACAGACTAGGGGTTGCACAACCTTCCGTAATCGAACCTACAGGCGCAAACAACGACTCATTCAGAACTACAGATGGATATGTCTGGAAGTTCTTATACACAATCAGTGGTTCACGTGCAGAGAAGTTCCAATCTTCTAACTTCATGCCTGTACAAAAACAATTCTCTGTTGACTCAAACTCTACTGGTATTGAGTTAAAACAATTTGAAGTTCAGGATAGTGTAGAACCAGGCGAGATCCTAAACATCGTCCTTACAGACGGTGGATCTGGTTACACCTCTATTCCATCAGTTACTATTATTGGTAATGGTACTGCCGCTCGTGCGATTGCAGATATCGATTCTGCTGCAGGAGTTGTTTCAAGGATTCGTATGGCAGATAGTGGACAACACATTGCACATGGTAGAGGATACACAGTTGCTCAAGTGAGCATTACTGGTGGTGGAGGTGCAGGTGCAAAAGCACGTGCAGTTCTTCCATTTAGTGACTCAGGTGTAGGTGCAGACGCGAGAATAGACCTTAAGACTTCATCCGTTATGTTCCACACAATGATCGAGGGTAATGATAGTAACTTCCTTCTCGATCAAGATTTTAGACAAGTCACACTAATAAAAGATCCTCTTGCATATAGTGGTTCTAAAATCACTGCAAACACTGCAAGTGTTTTAGATTTTATGCGACTATCAAGTATTGTTAATGCTTTCACAAAAGACAAACTAATCGAAGGTCAAACAACATTTGCAAGGGCATATATCGATGACATTGATTCTGATAAAATTTATTACCACCAGACGAAGGGAACTGGTTTCACTGCTTTCCAAGACGGTGAAATTATTGAAGAAGTTACTGGTGCAGGTCAAGGTATTATTGACTCGGCGTTAATTAAACCAGAGGTTGATAGACGTACTGGTGATATTCTTTACATAGATAACAGAAATCCAGTTTCAAGGACTGCAGCACAAGCAGAAGATATAAAAATTATTCTACAATTCTAAGGGTTGAACAATGGCAACAGTATATACAGATACTTTATTTGAAACAAAGTATAAAGATGATTTCAACGATAGTGATGGTTACTATCGCATATTGTTCAACAGTGGTCGTTCACTACAAGCACGTGAACTTACCCAAATGCAAACAATCATTCAGAAACAGATTGAACGATTTGGTAACAACATATTTAAAGAAGGTGCAGCAGTCAAGCCTGGTGGTCTGCAAATAGACACAAGTTATGAATTTGTAAAACTTGACGCAACATCAACATCTACAAATGCAAATGTCGGATCTATCTTAACAGGTGCAACATCTGGTATTAAAGCAGAAGTTCTCCAGAGAGTTGCAGCACTTGCAGGAGATCCAGTTACAGTATATGTAAGATACGTTGATACATCTGCAGCATCTACATCTACATCCACGCCTAGATTCCTACCAGGCGAAAGTCTAGGATCTGGTCGAGTTGTTCAGATTACAAACACAACTGTAAACCCTGCAGTTGGTAGAGGTACTCGTGCAACCATTGGTGACAGTATTTACTTTACACAAGGTCTTTTCGTATATACAGAATCACAAAGTGCAATCATTAGTAAATACACAGATGCGCCTAGTACAAATGTTGGTTTCAAAATTATTCAACAAGTATTCAGTGTTGATGATGATTTACAGTTGTATGACAATCAAGGGTCATCTATTAACACAACTGCACCAGGCGCAGACAGATACAAAGTTACACTGAGACTTACGTCAGATGATCAACTAACCTCTGATGAAAACTTTATTCATGTTGCAACAGTAAAAGAAGGTGCGATCTTTACTGCAGTTAAATCTTCACAAGATCTTGCCTATAATATTCCAAGAGATATGATTGCAACTAGAATCAAAGAAAACTCTGGTGACTACATCGTAAAACCTTTCCGTATGACATTCGAAGAAGACTCAGAAAATACACACTTGTTGATGAGAGCAAGTGATGGTATTGTTGTAGTAAACGGATATCGTGCCGCCAGATTCGCACCAACAGAATTAAGAGTTCCTAAACCAACTTCAGATATCGAGGTTGAAGGTGAATTTATGCCAGTTGATTATGGTAACTATGTCGATGTGCATGGTGACTCTGCAGTTGGTGGCCCTGACATTAAAACATTTGCACAACAGAATCTAAGAAGTGCACGTAACTATGGTGGTTCAACAATTGGTACTGCACGTGTTCGTGCGGTGCATGAGAACGGTTCAAATTTAAGATTTCATTTATTTGACATTAAGATGAATAGTGGTCAGTCTTTTAGAAATGCAAAATCTATTGGTACTTCTGGTACATCTTACTTTAACCCAACTCAGACTACAGTTAATAACATTATACTAGAAGATCCTACTAACAATACCTTAGTATATGAAACACTCAGACAAAGACCAAGAGTTATAGATCCTCAACAAATCGAAGTTCAGATATTGAGATCAGGAACTTCTGATGGCGCAGGTAACTTCACTGTAAGTATTCCTACTGCATACACTCTAACAAATGTAAGTGATTGGTTAATATTTACTTCCTCTGGCAAAGTAGATAATGGAACTCTTGGTGGATTGAACACTGGATCTAATACGACAACAATTACAGGTCTACCAAGCAATACAGCTGTTAAAGTATATGTTTACGGTGTTACTTCAACACCTATTGTTCGTGCAAAAACATTAACAGAAAATGCTACTGTAACCACCACTATGCAAACAGATCCGCAAACTGGTGAACAATACCTTGACTTACAAACACCAGACATTTTTAAAGTAAAACGTGTAACTCTTCAAGATTCTGATGGTGCAAGTGTTGCATACAAGTTTACTGTTGATGATGGACAGAGAGACAACTTTTATGGATTAGGTAGATTAGTTCTGAACGGTGGTCAGTCGGCACCTTCAGGAAATGTTTATGTTAAGTTTGATCACTTCAACCATGGTGCAGGTAACTTCTTTGCAGTTAACTCATATACTGGTGTCGTAGACTATGCAGACATTCCAAGTTTCACAAGATCTACTGGTGAGATTATAAGTCTTAGGGATGCATATGATTTCCGTCCTGTCATGAATTCTTCAGGAAACTTTACAGAGGCGAACATATCATACTTACCAACTCCTACAGATCTGGTAACATCTGACAATACTTACTATTTGTCAAGAGCGCACAAGTTAATAATTAACACAGATGGTGAACTTGATATAACCAGAGGCCCTGATGCGTTTGATCCTCAGTTCCCTGTTGCACAAGAAAACACTTTACCACTTTATAATTTTGTATTATATCCAAACACTCTTAACGCGAATGATGTAAGTGTTCAAAAAATAGATCATCGTAGATATACTATGGATGATATTAACCAATTAGAAAAACGTATTTCAAATCTAGAGGAAGCAACTTCTCTTAACATGTTAGAACTTGCAACTAACAGTTTTGAGGTTCTTGACTCTGCAGGATTGAACAGAACTAAGTCAGGTTTCTTTGTAGATAACTTTACAACTCATATGTTATCTGATGTAGACAATCAAGATTACTTGGCATCTTTAGATCCTTCAGTTGGTATTTTACGTCCAACATTTACAGAAGACAATATTAGATTACTATTTGATTCTGATAACTCAACAGGTGTTGTACGCAGAGGTGATAATGTTTATATCAACTATACCGAGTCAACATACATCACCCAAGAGTTTGCAACAAAAGCAGTAAAGGTTAATCCATATTCCAATTCTGTATTTACAGGAAATCTAAGAATATCTCCTGCCTCTGATGAGTGGAAAGATAAGAAAGTAGAAAGTAGAACTGTTATTGACGGTGGTGAAAAACTGTCTACTAATCAGGCTGCAAACTGGAATAACTGGGAATGGAATTGGGGTGGTAAAGATCTTGAAGACCTAAAAGTTGGAGATGAAACAAACACCATTTCAAAAACTGCAGGTAGAACAACTACTAAAACTGTAAACAAGGTTGTTTCAGAAAGTGTTGTTGAAGAAGTTATTGGTTCAAGAGTATTGCAAGTTGCATTGTTACCATTCATAAGATCTCGTATTGTGAGTATTCGTGCACAAGGTATGAGACCTAACTCTAATGTTTTCTTGTTCATGGATGGTAAAAACATGGCAGACTATGTTCGTGAGGCTACATTTGTAGAACACTCTTCTACAACGAAGGATTATGGTAATACATTATCTAATAAAACTTCACACATAGATGGTTCGGGTACATTGACTACTGACATTACTGGTGCAGTAGACATATCTTTCATGATACCTAACAACAGTACCTTTAGATTTAGATCTGGTACACATGAAATTAAATTGATGGACGTTTCTGTCAATAGAGAAAAACTTGCAGGTACTATCGCTAGAGGTATTTACACTGCACAAGGTACACTTGATACTGTTCATCAAGATGTTAAATCAACAAGAATTCTAGAAGTAGAAGGATCTAAGAGTTCAACTACATCACCTGCACCATCAAAAAGTGGTGGTGGTTCAACTAACCATAATCGTAACAAGGATAATACTCCAACTGTTCAAGGTAATACTTATAAGTGGAGTAATGAGGATCAAAAACTTATTAAGATACCACCAAAGGCTAAAACTGTAAAAGCAGACTATCACAGTGAGGCGCAGGGATCTCCAAGTACACCAAGTAATAATGGTACTGTTCTATGTTCTCTACTATATCGCAGAGGGTATCTACCACAAGAGATCTGGGAACAAGATCACAAGTTTGGTATATGGGTATCAGAAAACGATCCAGATGTATTCAATGGTTACCACTCATGGGCGGTTCCAATGGTAGACTGGATAGAGAAAGAGTCTCTACTATCCAAGGTTTATTTCCACGGATGGGTCAGACCATTTACTGGCGCATGGGCACAACACATTGCACACCGAATGGAACCAGATAAGTTCAAGGATAATAAGGTCGGAAAATTGATGTTAAATATAGGTGTTCCATTATGTAGAACAATTGGTAAATTAATGAGACGCAATAAGGGTATGGAGAACGCATAATGTCAATAAACTCTTTAGGATATCAACAAAATAAAAACCCGATTGCTCAATCATTTTATGTCGATGAAACAGATGGGATTTTTGCAACTAAAGTAAACTTATACTTTAAAACAACTTTTCCTGCAACTGCAGAATTGCAACTTCCTGTCATGTTGCATATCAGACCAATGAGGAATGGTATGCCTTCTGATGTTGAGGTCGTGCCTGGGTCTACAGTTTATGTCGCACACAATGCAGTTCAAACATCAACAGATGGTTCGACTGCAACAGCGTTTACTTTCAATGAACCTATCTTTTTAGATGGTTTGACAGACTATGCAATTGTAGTTTACTGTGAGACACCAGAGTATGAAATATTCATATCAGAAATCGATGAACAGATTATAGGTTCTGCATCTGCACGTGTAAACTTAAACCCTAACTTAGGTAGTTTGTTTTACTCGCAGAATGGTGCAACATTCTCAGCAAACCAAAAGCAAGACTTGAAGTTTGATATTGTTCGTGCGGTGTTTGATACTACCACAACTTTGCCAGTTGTCAAGTTAAAAAATGCTTCAGTTCCTCGTGAACTATTGAACGAGAATCCAATTAGAACTTACGAAGCAGACAGTGACGTTAGAGTCTATCACACAAACCATGGACTACAGATTGGAGACACAGTTTCCATATCAGGATCTAATGCTGTTGGTGGATTTACGACAAGTCAACTTAATGGAGATCATACCATCACTGCAATAGACGCAAGTGGATTTCAGTTTAAAATAAATGGTCTTGCAGATTCTGACGAAGTAGGTGGTGGATCATTAGTACAAAGTACAAAAAACATTCCATACTCAGTTGTATGGCCTTTTATTGCCAATCTAAAACCAAATGGAACTGATCTATATGCTTCTTTCAAAGGTACTAGTGGTAAATCTCTTGCAGGTACAGAAACACCTTATACAGTAGATGCCGACTTTACAGGGATAAATTTAAATAAAAATAATTTTGCATTAGAACATCCATATGTTGTCGCTGCAGACTCAATTGCAGATGTAGAGATTGCAGTAGGTGCTGCAACTGCAGAAATGGAAATCAAAATGTCTACTGCACTTGATACCGTTTCACCTGTAATTGATCTTCAAAGAACATCACTTGCATTAATCGACAATGTTATCGATAATCAGGATTCTGCAGCAACTCAAGGATTTAATGTTCCTTTGAATTTTGTTGCAGAGACAAATGCGAAGGGTACATCTGGCCCTGCTAAACATATTACAACTGTAACAACTCTCGCAGAAACTGCAGTTGGATTGAAAGTTATTCTTGCCGCTAATAGACCAAAACCTGCAGGAATAAAACTTTATTATAGAACTTGTGATGAAGGTACAGATATTCGTTCTGTAGATTGGGTTTACAAAGCATCATCTTCTAACAACCCCCCAGATGCAGATAAACGAACATTTAGAGAATACGAATATCTGATTGGTGGACAAGCAGGTAACGTTCCTGCCTTTACAAAATTTCAATTGAAAATTGTTATGACTTCTACTAACTCTGCACAAGTTCCAAGTATAAAGGATTTAAGAGTAATCGCATTGAGTGTATAATGTCTTATAAAAAAGTTGATGGTTATGAAGGTTTAGTGAAGGATGAACGTGGAGTAGTCTTGAATACTAGTACTGATGAGATAAAAGCAGCAAGAGCCCGTAAAAAGGCGTGGAAGAAAAAACAAGAAGAGATAGAAGATCTGAAAAAAGATGTTTCTGATCTTAAAGATATGATGAAACAAATTTTAGAGAAGTTGTAATGGCACGTAAGGTTACCGTACAAAGACATAACACTATCGGTACTTGGAAAACCAAGACTCAAACCATGTCAAATTACATAGGTGATTTGGATGATTTAGGTGCTATGTTTGATTCCAATGAGTTTTTTCCACCACCAGATACGAGACAAGATTCTAATTTAGTTGCCGCCTTAAACTCTCTAGGTAATCCTGTAGACGAAATACATGAATTGTTTTTCGAAGCAAAACGAGTTATGCCTAAACCAGTGACCGCAAACTTTCATGTAGACTCTGGTAGATTTAGAAATATTTTTAGAACAGATAGATTATGGAACTATGATGATGCAATGCCTGGCCCAAACTTTAACCAGAACGATAAACCGTATTGGTTGGGTGACTCGCCTGGTACTAATGCATATGATTTTGTTTGTGATAGTGCACATATAAATAATTTACATTTAGATTACTTAGATAATGATAGTGCTTTAGTTTATGATAGGGCAACAATAACGAATGCATATATAAACCACTTTTCAATAGAACCAGACAGTACAGGATCAACAATTGAGGTCGATAGAGTAAGAGTGTTTAGAATAGAAAATCAAAATAATGTAACTAGGTTTGGTGCATATACAATGGACGATAGTGTGGTAGATACAAACCCACCAGACTTTGGATTAAATTAGAGGTAAGACATGGCACGTAAGGTAACAGTAGATTTAACGGATGCAGTTGGTTCATTTATGACCAAGACAAATCTCATGTCTGACTACATGGGCGACTTAGATGACTTAGACTCTACATTTGATGGTGCAGACGGAACTTTAGTTGATGCTCTCAATAGAGTTGGTGATAACGTAGACTCTATTAATGAGAGATTGTTTGGTGAGTCTGCAGGCCCACTACACATGCAAGGGATTAATTGTGACTCTGCATCTTTCAAACTAGTTCACGCAGGTCAAGTGATTGCAGATAGTGCGACTATCGACTCTGCATATATTAAAAACTTAGACGTTGATTTCTTAAGTGTTGACAGTGCACATTTTGATGAAGCAACAATCAATGATGCGACTGTACAAACTCTTTACATGGATGATTCCAATAACGTACAAACTGCATTAGACAATATTAAACTATTGACAATCAAAGAAGAAAGTGGTAATATAGTACTTGCAGGATATTTCTTATCCACATCGAATACAATGAGTACACCATAATGACAGTTCGCAGAGCACTAGTCACAAAAAGTGACGAAGCAATAAAAGAATACACAGACTCTGACAAAGATCAGATTCACAAACGCATTGCTAGATGTTATGCGGATAATCCTACTGTTTATTTAAGTGTTGTCAGTAGTGATGGTAATATTACACCTGTAATGAATGATACTCGTTACAGATCAGGGCCTGCTGCACAATCTACTGGTGATCAAGATGCAGTTAATGATCTTGCGGCAGAATATCCTCAAGAGACAGACACTGGTGAACCAGAACAAATCATAGAAAATTCATACGATAAAATTTCTCAAACTAGAACTAATCCAGGCGGTCATCCATCTTATTATGATTGGGCGGCAAAACCTGTTTATATGGAACATGATAATTCAATAAGAGAAATGTCTTTTCAAGATGTTATGGATACTTTCATAGATCCTGTAGTTGATAGAATTCAACTCAGTTCAACAGATGCACGTGCAGGTGGAACTTTTTTTATCAGTACTGCTACATCACACACTAATTGTTCTGATTTAGGTATAGTTTTTGTAGATACTGTGACAGACACTTCTATAGGGTCTGGTCAATCTTTTGATCCTGCTGCAATTGGTACAGATGGAACTTATCAATCAGGAACAGCACTTACTCAAAATACTTTTAGACTATTTAAAAATGATGGAGTATTAGAAACTTACAGATTGCCTTTGGTGATTGACAAGACAAGTAATGGAAGAAACAATCCTGCAGGTCTAAGAGAAATGACTCAAAATGAATTTCACCAGTTATTTTGTGGGTTAATTAGAGCACAGATATATAATGGTGCAGGACATACTTTAGAATATAACATTAACGGAATTGGAACTGCAAAGGGAACATCAATGACTAACTCAGAGTTGACAGGAGTGACAGGTGCTTATCGAACAAGGTTTGTTGGAAATGATGATTATCGTGCTCAAGAATTTCCTAACGGTACTGTAGCCGTTGTAGATACATGGACGTTACGATTAAATAGGACTTGATATGATTGAAGGACATACTTTTGTCGATGCTTACTTTACTAATAATGACAGATCAATTTTAGAATCACTTTGGTTAGATCCTACAGGTGAAGTTACCAGACCATTCTATATTGAAGTAAATAAAGATCCAGACATTTATAAAGAATTTTTAAATACTCAAAGAAATGATGATGGTGTTTTAACGCAAGTAACAGAAGATTGGATTCACGAAAGAACATATAAAAGAATTCGTGAACAAAGAACTTCTTATGAGGCTGAGTTAGTCAGAATTGCAAAAGAGAATAATGAATATGTCGATGTTATCAATGATAATGGTGTAGACCACAATCTTCTTTTGAAATACTTAGACGATACAACCAAAACTGCAGATAAAGAAATATTCTCTTTGAAACTAAAAATGTTTGAAAGAGACCACGTAAACTATTCTGATAATAGAGTATTAAAAGCGAAACTTCGTAAGGCTAAGTCAATAAAAGAAGTGGTAAAATTATACTTAGAATTTTAAATGAAAAATGTATTATGTGTAAAGTGGGGTGACAAGTATGATGGATACGAAGAAAAGTTAAAACAAGAATTAGAATTAAGACTTTCTTGTGACTTTAACTTTTACTGTCTTACTGACAAACCAGAAAAAGATTATCATATAAAATTACCTACACTCTGGGATAAACATTACATTCCAGAGAAAAATCACTTTTGGGCATATAGAAAGTTTTATATGTTCAATGAAAAACTATTCCCAAGAATTTTAGGTCAAGAGTTTTTATTCTTTGATCTTGATGTTGTCTTCCATAGAACCTTAGACTATTTCTTTCAATTAGAAATGGATAAACCATGGATTGTTCGAGGTTGGTGGAATGACATAGATGTGTGTAGAAAAAACTATAACAAAGGCGTATCACCTCTCATAAACTCTTCTGTTATAAGATGGAATAGAGGACAACTGTTAGATGTGTATAATCAGGTAAATGATAACGCTGAATATGTTTTCTTTACTTACAAGACTATAGACAATTATTTGAACAGAGTTTGGTATAATATCAAAAAAGATGAGTCAAAGAAATTTAATTTATTTGAAAAAAGAAAAATCTATTCTTGGTATAAAGGGAACGTGTTTCCAATGGACATGCAAAAGAATATGTTAAGGAAAGATCATCTCGTGTGTTTATTCAATAACAGTTCTGATAAAGATGATAGAGCGATTGAAAAAGTATGGAAGCAGAACGTTTAGCATGTTGGTTTAATAGTCTTACTTTATGCAAAGAGAGGTATCCTTTCGTTGCAGACAGAATAGATGTGTCTCTGATATTACCTCATGCTGAAGGTAAGTTATGGATAAAAGAACAACTTGATGAACTAGGAATAATTTTTGAAAACACTGCGATAGTAGGTGGATGGTTTTGTCAATACTTGGCTTATGCATTATCAAATCATACAGAATATATGTGTAACTATGAAATAGATCCATATGCTGTAGAAATATCCAAAACATTTAATAGGTATCAATCCGATAAATTTACTTCTTCTGAAAAAGATTTGAATATTCAAGATATGTGTTCTCAACATTTGTCGCATGGTAATATAGAGTTACTCGTAAACACTTCTTGTGAACATATGTTTCCTATGAGACATATGAGAAAAAGAGTAGAAGAACAAATAGAAGATGTTCCTATGTATGTTTTACAATCCACAGATGAAGATAAGTATGATGATCATATTAATTGTGTAAGAGACCCAGAGGAACTTGCCGATCAGTCTAGTATTAGTCATATATATTACAGTGGAACAAAGACTTTGAGTAATGGTATGAAAAGATTTATGGTGATAGGAAAATAATATGGTAAAACTAGTAGCGAATGGTCAGACAGTAGACTTTTTTGATTTTGATCATAGTATGCATGATAATCTGTTCATTTCTTTTTCCGCTGGTACAGATTCATCTCTGTTATTATACTTGGCATGTACACATTTGTCTGACAAAAGAATTGTTTGTCATACTGGTACAGATACTAGTAAAGATCCTTTTGTTGGTGAATATGCAACTGACATCATGATATGGATGAGAAAACAATTTCCTCATTTAGAAATTGCACACGAACATTACGTATTCAACAGTAGAGATCTAAAACATATAGAAGTTGCAAGGAAAGAAGTTGAAGCAGCTGAAGCGATAGGAGAGGGGTGGAAATATCCCACGGTATATGGTCATGCAAAAGCAGTTGCAGCAAGAGATTTAAAAACTAAAATAAGAAGAAAATATAATATAACTATGTCTACGCATGGAATCACAAGGAATCCACCTGTAGAAGTACAGAAAGAAATGGGATTTACTCACGTTGCAGAACCAAGGAGAAATGCAGAACATCACTATGATATACTAAACCCAAACGAAACTGGTACTATGGTTCATGTAAAACCCTTTGTCAATATCGATAAAAGATGGATTGCAGGTATGTATGAACAATTAGGATTGATGGACGAATTATTTCCAATGACTGCATCTTGTATTGGTGATAACGAAGATTCAAAATATTATACAGAACCTTGCGGAAAATGTTTTTGGTGTTATGAAAAGAAATGGGCATTTGGATGTTATGATGGAGGTATAAAACCAGATGCACGAAGATCTGCATGAATTTGAGAGATGGTTACTACATCGATATTCTGACATACCACAAGCAGATAGTGCATCTTTAAGAGATTGTGTCTATTTACATCACCTTGTAAAAAATGTCAAGCCTAAAAAAATATTAGAAATAGGTACATGGATTGGTAAATCTACTTACGCTCTTGCATTAGCAGGAGATCCTGCAGAAGTTCACACCATAGACGAAAATGGATTTATGAACATGTGGGTAGAAATTCCAAACTATACACATAATATTTTTAGATATAATATGACTTCACTTGAATTTTTTAAACAAAATAAAAATGAGTTTGACTTCATATTTATTGATGGAATCATAAAAGAAGATGATATAAAAGAAATATTTAACTGTACTTCAAATAAATTTAATATTGTTTTTCACGATTTTTACTTTGAAGATTCAAAAGATAAAGGTACGAAAAATGTTTCTAATTTTATAGATGCGTGTACAGTTCATGATTGCGAATTTTTATTCGAATCTGATCTCGGACAATGTTGTGCTAGGTTAGAAATAACAAAATGAAAATAGTTGCAGTAAGAATTGGTGACAAGTATGGCCCTGAGTACGAAGAATACTTAGAGTCTAAATTGCCAGAGTATGAGTTTATATGGGTAAGAGAACCCATAAGAGAAGATGTCATCCTTCAATGGAATAAAATGTATGGCATGTCTCTTGACATAGACGAACCAATATGTGTAATGGATATTGACATTATACTTACAAACGACTATAAAGAAGTATTTGAGTATCCGATAAAACGCGGAGAGTTTGTATGTATGCCAGGCTGGTGGAGAGAAGATGCAAAGGATGAAGTCCCCTATCCAATGAATGGTGGATTCTTCAAATACTATCCAAAAGATTGCAGATATATTTACGATGAGTTTATGTCAAACACAGATCATTGGCAACAATATTATATTAAGAATGGTGTAACAAAAGGCCCAGTAAACGGTGAACAATACTTTGTTTGGGATCAGGCAAAGAAACAATTGGATATGAAACTTCTTCCCTCTTCATGGTTTACTAGATGGAAAACCACATTCGAAGACTCGGATAATCAATATGAAAAATGGCAGTGGAATATGACTCAGAAATATAAAGAAGAGACAGGGAATGATTATATCTGGATGGGCGGATTTCATGAAGATATAAAGTTTGTTCATTTTACACACGCACAAAATAAACCAAGAGATTGGAAGTATTTTGATATATCGTAGTGTCGGTAGTGATTCGAATAAAAGTACTCGTTTTACGTTGCATAAGTCAATAACCTATGACTGGCAACCACATGCAATTATATGTCATAAAAATTTAAATGAATTAAAAAAACATACGTTTGGCAGAGTTCACATTCCACCTTTTATTGTTTCTTTAGAAGGTAAGACTGTTCATATTGAAATGGAATATATTAAAGGTGTTCATTTAGCATCTCATGAGATGCAGATGATATATGAAGATTGTGTATTAAAAGAAGGTGATTTCACTATAACAAACTATACACACACTAACTTTATAAGAGAAGTAGATACAGACAAAATCTACTATGTTGACTTAGAAGATGTTGGCGAAATGGAGTTAGAAGAAAGAAAAAAAATATTTAAAAAAGATTATAGAAACACACCTACCGTAAAATATCCGTATTAGTTAAAACCCTAAACGTTATAAATAAACGTAACATGATGTACGAGTTACTTAGTATCGGATTGGGAAATGGCAGAATACGAAAAATTTACATTCGACATTGGGTCGGATATAGCAGTACAACTAGAGCTAGTAGACCTAAGTGGTAATCCAAAAGATTTAACCAATTATTCTGCAGCAGCGAAGATGAAACGGAACTACAATTCCGACTCCGCTGACACAACTGACTTTGCCGTAGCAATTCAACCTACTGATGGTATCGTAACTCTTTCCTTGACAAACCAACAAACTAACGCACTTCGTGTCGGTAACTACGTTTATGATGTGGAAATCTCCTTCGTTGACTCTAATGGGTCAACAGTAGTTGAGAGAGTACTTGAAGGAAAGATACGAGCTAACCCATCGGTAACATAATGTCAGAAACTCCTCCAGTCCAAACACATATTCGAAAAATTACAGTTGGTACTCCAGTTAGAAAAGTAACTGGTGCACAAGCACAGGGTATTGGTGACTTAACAGACGTAGATTTATCCAACCTCTCAGCAAGTGCTGTATTACAATTTAATAATTCTACAGGAAAGTTTGAAGCAACTACCGAACCAGATGGTTTAGAGTTTGACGCAGGAACTTTCTAATGGCAAATACATTTAAAATAAAAACTTCCGCTGGTACAGCGACACTAGAAGGTAAGGAAGGTTTCGATATCCTCAAGATTGGGGAAATGGGATACTCTTATGTTTCTGGTGATTCTGATGGTGGGGATAGACTTTTTATTGGTATCGGGCCTGCAAATAGTAATGGATATGCTGGTGAATATGTAACAATCGCAGGTGAATATTACACCCAACTTTTAAGTGCTCCAATTGGTAAACTAAAAGGTGGTAAGGCACTTATCGTTGATGCAAACGGAAAGATTGAAACTCAGTCTGGCACTTTAAATATAGATGATTTAGAATTTACAGATGCAACTGTAGCAGCAACATCTGGTGCATTGACACTCAGAGGTTTTGATGGTACAGTAAGTTTTGGAGGAGATAGACTTACAGATGTTGCAACACCAACTGCAGGTACAGATGGTGTAAACAAAGATTACGTTGATAACCTAGATTTACTTCATGCAAATGCAGATGAAAACCTTGCAGGAACAGGTAATATTACTGCAGGTGATAGACTTGAGATCAAGGGTAGTTTCAACACAAATACAAAACGTCACGATCTTGCAGATGGTGCACAGGTTGACATCTATCTTGATTCTGACGTAACAGGACTTTCATCATTAGAAGTTGACAATATCAGAATTGATGGTAATACTATCAGTACTCTTTCTGGAAATATGGTTCTTGATCCAACTCCAGGCGGTGATGAAGGTACATTAGTTGTTCAAGGTAACTTACAGGTTGAGGGTACAACCACAACTATTAACTCAACAACTCTTAAAGTAGATGATAAGAATATTGAACTTGCACGAGGGGCGATAGATGCAAATGCTGCAGACTCTGCAGGTATCTCGGTTCAGGGTGCGAATGCACATATCTACTATAAGGCAACTCCAGACACTTGGAATTTTAACAGAAAAGTTGTTGCACCAAATATTAAACTAGAAGGCCCTGATGGTACGCCTGGTGCGATAGAAGGTTCTTATGCAGGATTTGATTCTGATTTTAATAGTAAATCAACAGATGATCTAACTGAAGGTGACAATTTATATTATACTACTGCACGTCATAACTCAGATACATTAACACAAGTTGATAGTAGTTATGTTCAAGCAAGACAAACTCCACAGGACTTTGCATATTCATCTTTAACAGGTTCGCCTACAAATGTTTCTACATTTTCAAATGACGCAAATTACCTTGACTCAGTAACAGTTCAAAACGTAGTAGACGCAACCTATATTGATGGTTTAGTAAATTTAAATTATTTAGATTCTGCAGAAGCAATTGCTCTTATTGATAGTGCCCACGTACAATCACGACAAGACTTTGCATACAGTTCTTTAACTGGTGTTCCAACAAATGTATCAACATTTAGTAACGATGCTAACTATCTAGATTCTACAACTGTACAAGGAGTTATTAATTCTTCATACATTACAGGTTTAGTTGACACAACATTCTTGGATTCTGCAGAAGTTATTAGTATTGTTGACTCAACTTATGTAAATGCAAGACTGGATACAACCGCATTCTTAGATTCTGCTGAAGCGATTGAACTTATTGATTCAGCTCATGTTCAAGCAAGACAAACTCCACAAGATTTTTCATACAGTTCTTTAACTGGTGCACCTACTAATGTATCATCATTTACAAACGATGCAAATTACTTAGACTCAACAACAGTACAGGGTGTAATTAATCAAGCATACGTTACAGACTTAATTGATACAACATACTTGGATTCTGCTGAAGCGATTGCACTTATTGATTCAGCTCATGTTCAAGCAAGACAGATAAAGTATAATACATCTGACTTTACAGACAGTGATTATGTAACTAGTTACGTTACAGGTCTTCCTGTAAGTACATTTGATAATGATAAAAGATACTTAGATTCAAATTCTGTAACAAACTTTGTTGACAGTGCATATGTTCAAGCACGTCAAAATGATTCAGTTGGTACTGCAACACTTGCAACCAATGCAGAAAACTTAGGGGGTCAACCACCATCTTATTATACTGATTGGAATAATATTACAAACCCACCTGCTATATTGGATACAGTAGATGTTTCTAATATTATTGTTAATGACGTTGACAAAGCATTCGTAGATGGACTTGGAATAAATGCAGATAAACTTGACGGATTAGATAGACAACAATTCCTAAGAGCAGACCAATCAGATTCCATGGTCGGGTCTCTCCACATTGATTCAAACTTAGTAATCGGTGGATACATTGCAGGGCCTGAAATATTCTACATTGATCCTAATACAGTTGGAGATAACACTGGTAAGGTTGTCATTAAAGGTAACTTACAAGTTGACGGTACAGAAACTATAGTAAACTCAACTACTGTAACCATCAATGATAAAAACATTATACTTGCAGATAGTGCTGCAGACAGTGCAGAAGCAGACGGTGCAGGTATTACAGTAAATGGTTCTAATGCTACTATAACATATAATGCGACATCTGACAAGTGGGAATTTAATAAAGATATTGCTGCAGGTAATATTAATGCCACAGTTACTGGTACATTCACTGGGTTTGATTCAGACTTCGATGCAAGACTTGCGACTAAAACCACAACAGATGTTGCCGAAGGTACGAACTTATACTATACTACTGCACGTCATGACTCAGACACACTTGTACAAGTTGATAGTGCATACGTACAAGCAAGACAAGATTATGCATACAGTTCCCTAACTGGTGCACCAACTAATGTATCCTCATTTGCAAATGATGCGAATTATTTAGATTCTACAACAGTCACTGGTGTTATTGATCAAACATATGTAAGAAGTCATATAGATGCACCATATGTTCAAACGCTAATTGATGCAACATATCTAGACTCAGCTGAAGCAATTGCACTTATAGATTCAGATTATGTTCGCGCAAGATCCTCTAACCAAACACTTGACACCACGTCTGAAGTTGACTTTGCTACAGTAGACGCACCAATTGTATTTACTGCAAAGAACGCACAAGGTTCCACAATTACAAAAGGACAAGTAGTCTATGTGAATGGTGTTAGTGGAGAAGTTCCAACTGTTAGACTTGCAAACGCAGGTTCTTCTGCAACAATGCCTGCATTCGGTTTAGCGTATGCGAATGCGAATAACAATTCAGAAGTTTCAGTTGTTACATTTGGTAACCTTACAGGAGTAGACACATCTGCATTTAGTGCGGGTGATACGTTGTACGTAGACACTACAAACGGTGCGTTGACAAACGTAAAACCTGCAGGTGAATCTAATCTACTACAAAACATTGGTAAAGTTGTTCGTTCTCATGCGTCTGCAGGTGTCATTCGTGTTGGTGGTGCAGGACGTACGGCGGCAACACCTAACCTAGATAATGATCAGTTCTTCTTAGGTAATGATTCAAACTATGCGGTGGCAACAGACTTTACAGCGGCAGTTACATCAGTTGTTGATTCAAATTTTGTAAGAAATAGAGTACCCACAGATCAGGATCTTAGAACAACAGATAGTGTCACCTTTTCTGGTTTAACAGTTTCTGGTGATCTGAATGTGACAGGTAATACATATCAAGTTAATACAATCGCATACACGATCAACGATCCGTTGATTCACCTTGCTGATAGTAACGAACAATCAGATGTGGTTGATATTGGTACTATTGGTCACTATTATCGTGATGGGCAAAGACGGCATACTGGTATATTCCGTGATGCATCAAACGAAGAATATTATATCTTCAACAATATGGTTGACTCTGCGTTTGATTCAGCACTTCCACCAAACGTAATTAATCGTTCTGCTACTGACTTTGAACTCTCCACATTGAATGTTGGAACACTTCGTGGTATCTATGCAGGATTTGATTCTGACTTTAGTCAAAAAACAACTTCAGATTTGACAGAAGGTTCTAACCTTTACTATACAACCGCTCGTGCGAATACGGATATCGATACAAGAGTTGATAATGCTTATGTTCAAGAAGGCAGGATTATGCCTATAGTTCCTTAACTGGAGTTCCTACTAATGTTTCAAGTTTTACAAATGATGCAAATTACCTTGATTCCACAACAGCACAAACATTAATTGATGCGTCATATATTCAATCTAATCAAACTGATTATTTGGATTCCAATCTTACAATTCAACTTATAGATTCAGATTATGTTCGCGCAAGACAGATAACATATGACTTTTTGGACTCTGCAGAAGTAATCCAATTAATCGACAGTGCATATGTCCAAGCAAGAACTCCACAAATAGATCTCAGTGCAGTTGATCAACATATTGTTCCTGCATCTGGTAGTTTATATGATCTAGGTGACTCAAATTATTTCTGGAGAGATTTATATCTATCAGGAAGTACTATTATACTCGGTGATCTGAAACTAGCACAACACACTGGTAGACTTAGAATTACAAACCGTCATAATGGTGCAGAAGTAAAACTTGCTGCACAGAATATAGGTAACCATAAGATCGACTCTTCAGTAGTTACCTCTTTGGCAAGTGCTACTGCAAGTGCGTTACCAGTCTCTACATTTGCAAATGATGCGAACTATCTTGACTCTACGTCTGTAAAAGTAGTTATTGACTCTACATATATTGCGACTGCGATTGAAACTGATAGTAACGTAACAGTCACAATCGTAAATAATATTACAGATACAGTTGACTCCGCATATGTGTTAGATAGAATTGCAGAAGCACCATTCTTAGATTCTGCAGATGCAATACAATTAATCGATAGCACATATGTACAAGCAAGACAGACTCCACAAGATTTTGCATATAGTTCGCTAACTGGTGCACCTACTAACGTTTCTGCATTTGTCAATGATGCAAATTACTTAGATTCAACTACAGTTCAAGCATTGTTACCATCTTTTGGTAACGACTTCGTTGACTCTGCAACAGTTATTAACATTATTAATTCTGAAGGCCTTGACTCAGATCTGGTCATTGCTCTGGTTGACTCTGCATACATCCAACTTAGAGATCGTTTCCAAGACTCCTCTTTGGTCACATCTACAGTTGACGCAACCTATGTTCAAGCAAGACAGATAAAATATAATACATCTGACTTCTTAGATTCAAACACCGTTTCTCTTGTAGTTGACAGTGCGTACATTGCTGCAAGAACAACTGCAGGTACAGACTCTGCCGCCATCATTAATTTAATAGACAGTGATTATGTAAACGCAAGAGTGTCTGGTGCAGACTCTGCAATCAATGCATCTGAAGCACTCAACGCTGACAAACTAGATGGTCAACATGGATCTTACTACTTAGATTATAATAATTTTACCAACACACCAAGTATACCAAATGTTGACAAATCATATGTTGATGCATTAAATGTGGATGCAGATACTCTCGATGGTCAAGATGGAACATACTATCTAAACTATAACAACTTATCAAATACACCTACAACATTAACAACCACTGATGTTAAGAATATTTTTAATTCTAGTGGTGATGATGAGATCAGTACAGGTGCGGTAGTTGATGCTAAGTATCTTGAGTTTCCACATGACGGTGGAACACAACATTCGTTCTCTGTTGAAGTTGTATCTAAAACATCTGCACACAGATATCAAGGATCTGGATCTTCTAATGGTTATCAGATCGATGGTGTAGAGTCTCCATTCTTACAACTAGTACCAGGCAACACGTATCGATTCGATCAGTCAAACGGAACCAATGGATCTCACCAACTTAGATTCTATTATGATGCTGCAAGAACAACTGCTTACACATCTGGGGTTACCTATAACGGTGTAGCAGGTAATGCAGGGGCGTACACACAGATTGTTATCAGTGAAAGTACTCCTCCAGTTCTTTACTACCAATGTGTTAACCATGGTTACATGGGTAATGCGGTCTTTACACAGACTCGTAATTTAACAGGATTTACCACAGACGATCTTACTGAAGGTTCAACAAATCTTTATTACGACTCTTCCACAACAACAGCAATAATAGACTCTGACTATATTCAAACAAGAACACGTATTGGTCTTAATGACATAGATTTTGGTTCAAACAAAATTCTATATGCAAACGTCTATTCAACTACAGGTGATTTACCAAGTGCATCTACTTACCATGGTATGTTTGCTCATGTTCATGGAACTGGTAAAGGTTACT